ATACAAGAAAGTGAGACCATCTCATGGGTGAGGAAAGCCAACATCAAGATACACGTCCACGGGTGGAGAAAGTCTTTGAAGACGGGCAAATATGTGCTGAGAATAGAAGACATCTCGTGAGGTTCATTAACATGAGTTTGCAAGAACTGTGGACTCTAGCCTACTCGGAAGGGTACAAAGACGGTCAAGAGGGACGTTAGCTCAGATGGTAGAGCAGCGGACTTTTAATCCGTTTGTCGTGGGTTCGATCCCCGCACGTCCCACCAACACAGCAGTCAGTGCGAACTCCAGGGCAATCCTGGGAGTTAGGACGGGAGCTGGCATACCCCCGTAACTGACAGTATGCCTTTTCCTAACCAAGAAAGGTTAAACATGACTGATGAAGAAATCATAGAAATGGCTAATCAAGCAAAGTTACCTTACGACTATGTTACGGGTGAGTTAATGTGGCTAGATAGCATAGAACAGTTTGCCAGACTGGTAGCAGAAAAAGAACGTGAGGCGTGTGCTAAGTTATGTGACTTGACTATGTTGCAAAACCAAGAAGCCATAAATGAACTTGAAGATGATGAACACATTGCAAAGTGTTTTATTCAAGGCGCAATGACTCAATTAGTGAAAACATCTAAAGCAATTCGAGCAAGGGGACAAGAATGATTGAAATATTAAATCAACCTATTACCTTGGGTCAACTTATGTTGTTTAACATTATTTATTCTTTTGTATTTTATTTAGTTGAAAAAGCAATTCAAGCAAGGAAACAAGAATGACTAAAGAAACATTACAACTTGCATTAGAAGCTCTGACTGATTTTGATTACGACAAAAGGATGAAGGCTATTGAAATTATCAAAGAAGCACTAGAAACAAAAGATGAGCCTGTTGGTAAGTTTGCAAAGTTTACTGATGGTATATGGAAAGAAGTAACTGATTATTCTGCGGGAATTCCTCTTTACACCACACCACAACGCACATGGGTAGGACTGACTGAAAATCAAATAGATGAATTGGAAAAAGAATTTATTGGTTTTTCTGTGCCTAACATTTATAACTTTGTTCAAGCCATTGAAGCCATGTTGAAGGAGCGCAACACATGAGACTAACACGAACTTTCAACGCAGGGTACGACAACTTGTATCTCAACAAGGATGATGTTGACCGATTGCTCAAGGGGCAGATGATTAAAGAATCCTCATTGATTGTTCAAATGGAAAAGCCTGAGCGTGAATGGGTTGGATTAACACAAGCGGAACTTATTCAATGCGGGGTGTTGCCATTTGGAATGTCATACGAACTATGTCAAGCCATTGAAGCCAAGCTGAAGGATAAAAATGGTTACTAAAGACGAAATCATAGAAATGGCTTGCCAAGCATTTGGTGGAGTTATTAAAAAAGAAGAACGTGACAATTTCATAGCTTTTGCCAAACTGGTAGAAGCAAAAAAACGCACATGGGTAGGACTGAAAGATGACGATGAAATTCCTTGGGATGGGGTCGATGCCAAGTCTTTTGCCAGAGCCATTGAAGCCAAGCTGAAGAAGCTCAACACATGAAACCATGCCCAAGCTGTGGGGGTGACTGCGGTTACACCAAGAAAAAAGGATGTCAGTATAAAGCTGGAGAACGTGAATGGATAGGATTGACAGATGAGGAGCTTTTAGAAGCGTGGCATTGGGGGGGTAATGATCCACACATTGAAGGTGCTCATTTTGTGACTTTGTACAAATACTTTGAAACTAAATTAAAGGAGAAAAATCATGGCAACTCGTAAGAAAAAAGAAGTGACAGAAGTGAAAGCAGAGAAGAAAGAGAAGAAGATCAACGTGTTTGTAGCCACCCCTATGTATGGTGGTATGTGTACAGGTTACTTCACTCAGTCCCTAATTACTCTGGGGCACGCACTGCAGCAGAACGGTATCAGCATGGGGTTTTCTGCTATGTTTAACGAAAGCCTCATACAGCGGGGTAGGAACGCTCTGGCGCATACTTTCATGACCAACAAGCAGTACACCCACCTGATGTTTATAGACGCAGACATCAAGTTCCACCCAGGTGACATTGTGAAGATGATCAAGTCCGACAAGGACATCATCTGTGGCATTTACCCTAAGAAGGAGATTAACTGGGCTGGGGTCGCACAAGCAGCTGCAGAAGGCGTACCCGTAGACCAGTGGAAGAACCGTACAGGGTCTCTAGTGATCAACCTCAAAGACTATCAAGGTTCAGTGACTGTGCCTGTGGACAAGCCTGTGGAAATCTTTAATGGCGGTACAGGGTTCATGTTGATCAAGAGACGCACTTTTGAACGCATGAAGAAGGTAGTCAACAAGTACAAGAATGACGTAGGTTTTATAGGACAAGGCGTAGAACAGCAAGAGTGGATCACAGAATACTTTGCCTGTGCTATTGAACCAGGCACAGAAAGACTGCTGTCTGAGGACTACTTCTTCTGCTGGAAGGCTAGAGAGGCTGGTCTGAAGGTATGGGCAGCACCGTGGGCGCAATTAGGCCATTTTGGGACGTATTTGTTTGAAGGTGGACTCTTACCAGCACCTTAACGCTTGGCAGTCCTGGCAGCCTGTTTAAAGGCTTTTCTGGTAGGGTAACCAGGCTGACCAGGTTTCTTGGCGGGTAGGCCAGCCTTGCGTCTTTTGTTGATGTTGTAGTAAAGACCACGTTTTGCTTTTGGTGTTTTCATCTGCATCCCCATCTTTTTCTGGCAGCCTTCCCTCTTTCTCCCGTCCAACTAGAACTGCGAGCACAAAATGATTTATGTCTTGGGCCTGATTTCTGCGGTGCTTTTAGTTTTGAGCCTGTTGCTTTGTTGTACTTTGCTCGTCCTTTTGCTGTCAACCCTCCCCCTTTGGACACTGGGAGTTTTTCTCCTCGTCCTACTGATAATGATGGACCTTGTTTCCTAGCCATTATTTAATCCCCAAATATTGACGAACTGTATCTAGTGTTTGTAGTTGAGCTGGTGTATATAACTCTTTAGGGTTTTCCCACTGGTTAAAGGTATAACCCCTAAACATCTCTGGCAACCCTGTCATCTGATACCACTGCTCATATGGCCTGTTTTCTCCAAAATTAGCAACATGGTATTGATACCTCTCTTGCATAGATTTTGGGTCTAGTTGGCCTTGGAACTGTTGATAAAGTTGCTGCAGCTGCGGGTCTGTCTCTACCGCATAATGGCTAACATAATCTCCTAGAATGTCCAGAGGTGAGGTTTTAGGATTAAACACCTCTATAGCTGCCTGTCTGCCTTTAGCCCACTCTGGCAAGTCTTCACCTTTGTACGACTCCAACATATATTCTGGGTTTTGTTGTGGAGAGAACTTGTAGGCAATGTCCTTACCTTGTAGATAAGGGTACTCCTTTTGTGCTGCCTCAAACAAGCCAGCACCTTGCTGTTGAGCAATCGTATCCAGTATTGGTGGTGTATCCGACATGGCTTGTAAGACTTCTGAGTTATCAGGCATACAATCTTGTTCCGTTGCGGTCAATAATTAACTTTTGTAGTCTAGGTTTGTCATTAGGACTATTAGGCACAGATATATGAGTCCAACGATCAAACTCACGAATAATTTGGTCATACTTTAAGTCACTCGCAATGATGGTTTTGACCACTTCATCTGGGGTCATACCAGGCACTCTAATATCTGCTGCACAACCTAACCTATGCTGAGACGTGTTTTTGCTACCTACGGCATTGTTCACGGCCTCACTGCGGTAGGCACTGTTGATCATTACGGGTTTCCCGCCTAGAGTGCTTTTAACCAGTTCCAGAAACTCTGCCAGGCGCATAAGATTTGCTTTTTCATATTCGCTAGGATCATTGGATAACTCCCTGTGATCGGTGTAGGTCAACTCTTCCAGTGTAAAGTGTTCAGTTAGGAGGGTCATTTTGCGGGTGTACTCTGATGAAGTAGTGCATCTTTGTTCTGGCTAGATGCAGATGAGCCAAAATAGAAACTAATCACTCCAGTCCAGGCAGTACCTAAACTACCCAGCAACAACATGAGTGCATCACTGCTGGTGACTTTACCCGACATCATGCCCACCAAGATGCCAAAAAAGCCCACAGTGATGATAATTGCCAAGAGTGGGGGTATCCATGACTTGGTAGTCGTTTGCATCTCACGGGCTGATTTACGGTCTTGTACAGCCAACTCCTCAAAGTTCAAGCCCATCTCTTGAGCTTTTAACTTGAGCTGTACCTCTGCAGCCTGAATACTTGCAATCTGATCAGCCGTCAGTTTGCCAGAATTGATGGTGTCCTGTACTTGATTAGGGTCAACACCTATAGCCTTAGAAACTGCCTCTACTGCTAGGCCAGCAAGTGGACCGCCCAGGGCAGATGCAATCGTGGGTGCAATACTTTCAATCCAACTCATTTGTGAACTCCATTCTTACTGTTTTCGTAGTCAACATGAATAGCATACATGAGGGCAGAGAAGACGATCAAGAGAGATAAACAGCCAGCCAATAACGCTCCACGAACTTGCCATTTGTCGATAAACTGCCGTCTCTTTCTGGCAGCCTCTTCAAGGGCTTTTTTTGTTCACGCTCTACTTTCTCTCTCTCTTTGCGGACAATCTCCCGCATCTCTACAAACTTACTCCAGAGACCAGGCATACCTATTTGATAGATGATCATCTCTCTAAGGTCAGTCTCCATCTGCTCCAGCTGTTGCTGGCGTAGGATGCGGTTCATGGCCTCCTCGTTGATAGACATACCTTTGCTTAGAGGCTTCTTCTTTGCTTCTTTCTCGGCCTCTTTAAACGATTCCTGGTGGGTAAAGAATGCACCTAAGTTCTTACCAATGTCACCCACAATGTCGGACACGTCTTTACCGTCCTTTTTAAAGTCCTGGTAAAGATCAATACACTCTCGAATACCCGCATGAGCAGCCTTGCACGCTGCGAATATTGTGATTGGGTCCAATCAGAACCCCTCTCCAGGTGTGATGTAGCAAGTGGCATTGGCAGCATCTCCTATGATTTTTGCGTACACATTAGCACCAGGTCCTACTTGTATGTTTGTGAATACCTTGTACGCATAAGGTGGTAATGCTATGACTGGACACGGACCAGCGTCTGGTAACGCAATGTTAAAATTACTGGTGGCGTTAATCTGTACATACACCGCAGAGTTTGTATCAGCATTGGCTAGATAATATTGTTGGCAAGGACTGTTAGATTGAATAGTAAACACATTGGATTGCGTGTTTGCAGCACCATTAACAATCATCTTAACAGTATTGCCCATCTGTTGGAATGGAATGTTATTAGCCATTTCAGTAAACCTTTCCACCACCACCAGAGGTAGGTGACTTCTTGGTGTTGTAACTAGGCGTGCCAGAGAAGTCAATGACTGACCTAAACCCGCCCATAGGCAATGTGCCAGGTGTCCATCTTTCCATGCCAACAGACCCGTCACGGGGCAACTGTGGACGCACAGACTTGGCAATCTGTTGGTTTACCTCATGGGGTCTCTGGTGTTTAGAGTTAGCCATGTTGCTGTTTTCATAATCAGCTTTGGGACTCATAGGGTTCTTGTTGCGGTTGCTGCTTGGCATGACTAACCTCCTTGTTCTTTACAACTAAATAACTGAATAACACAAATATAGCAAGTGTTGCTACCCTTGTCCAATCACCCGCCCACAACGTGTAGGACGTTAATCCACACGACATGATGAGTGCCAGAATCGTGATTAGACGATCTGAGATAACCTTTAACGCCAACGTGATCAATGAGACTTTATCCATAGAACCCCCTTTAAAAAGCCCTATTATGCCTCGTTTTCCTCGTCTTCTAATCCCATAAACCCACTACCCCACTCGTCATCTTGCATCTTCATCTTGATGGCCTCCAACTTGAGGGCACGGTCTATCACCTTTGTTTTGTCAGTAATCGTGGCAGTAGGGTCTACCATGACCGCTTTTAGCATCTCAGAGATGGCTGTCTCTAGTGCTGGGTTGATACCCTTTTCTTTCTTCTTGGTCATAACTTAAACCCTAGTTTTTCAGCCTCTTTTGCCTTTTCTCTTACCAGACTTTTTTGATTTGCGAGCCGATGACAAAGCGATAGCAATAATTTGCTTGCGTGGACGGCCTCCCTCTTTTGTGAGTTTGCTGATGTTTTTAGATATTGTTTCACGGCTAGTACCTTTCTTGAGTGGCATGGTCTACTCCTATCTGTTTTGTTCGGTTGCGCCAGGGATGGCATACGGGACAGTCAAACCTTTTGTGATGGACTCACGTTGTCTCTCACCTCGTGCAGCTGCTTGACGTGCAGCCTTGACCTGGTCAGCAAACGATTTAGCAGTCACGCCTGGGGTTAGCAAAGTCTTTTGCAAGGAGCTGGCAACTGGCGGGGTCATGCCCGTGGTCTTGCCATAAACACCAGGGGCTAACTGTAGTGCAGCGCCACCAAAATCACCCCTAATCAATTTAGACAACGCACCTGACTCGGCCTCACCACCAAACTCACCGATGTCTACCCCTAGTCCAGCAGTCTTAGAACCCGCTGTGGGCAACATATAGCCTCTGGTGCGAGACATGGCCTGTTCTGTCTCCATTCTGTTTGCAAACACGTCATAGGCTGCTTTAGAAGGGAATATAGGGCGTAATAGTTCTCTGGCCTTGGGCGTGGAGAAAATAGCCGTGGCCTTGTCCAACATATCCCGCTTACCCGCCAATGCCTCCTTGACCGCCTGTGCAGCACCCAACTGGAAGTATTGTTTATCAGTAGGAGACAACTTAGAAATCTCGTAGGCAATGTTGCTAGGGTCTGCGGAGAAGACCTTTCTGCCCTTGTCTAGCATCCTGTTTGCCCGTGTAGGACCAGCCCACAATGCCCGTGCTTGACCGTAGGCTGGGTTGGCCTTGTCTAGGTAGTCTAGGAACTCAGACTTTAAGTTAATTAGGCGTGTACCTTGGGGGGTGAACTTGCCTGATACCTTGTCCTGTTCACGGTCAATCATCTCGTCTAGACCCTTTTTCAGAAGGTCATAGATTTTGAAATCATTGGACTCAGGTTTCATCTGTAGGTAAGTTACCTTACCCGCCTTGTCCCTAATAGGCACTTCCACCAGTTCTTCTATTTTGGGTGGTAATTTAGGTATGGGTAGGCCGTCAGTCTTGAGTGCCTCTCTGCCTAAAGCCAATACCTGGTTAGGCATTCTTTTGATTAAAGTTGCCAACTCTGGCGTGTTTTCGATCATGACTTTGTTGGCCTGATCGTAAAGAGGTGCAGATGCTTGTTTCCTAACCGTGTCCAAATCCCGCTTTAACTTGGCAACATCTACCCCTTTTTTGCCAATCATGGTCTGTTCAACGTCTTTAGAGATTCTGTTGAACTGGTCTAGTTGTCGCTGGTTTAGGAACTTGGTAGCCTCTTGTCTGGCCTCACCAGGCACGTTGGTAGCCACCCGCATCAACCCTCTGAGGTTTTCCCCAGCAACGTCTGATAGGGTTACATCTGCACCTTTGGCAGCACTCTTCATCTTGGCAGCCAACTCTTCTGGCGTGGTCTTGTCGGCCTCTAGTGCGTCTGCAATCTTTTTGGCAGCAATCTTGTCTGGGTTGCCAAACAGGTTGCGAAAGGCTGGAGCAGCTGTGTCCACCGCAATGCGTCCAACTCCACCTAAAACACCGCCCACTACACCGCCTTTTGCCATCTCTGAGGGTATGTCTTCTGTTTTTTCAGCCCCACCCGCACCAGCTTTCATGCCAGTTTCTACACCCGTGATTGTGCTTTTTAGAAAGCCTGGCAGTCTGGCTGCAAAGTCAGGTGCATACTTTTTAAGTGCAGTCAGGGCTAAATTACCACCCACCTCAAGTGCAGCGGGTACTTCTGCCATGCCCATAGTTGCCACAGCTGGCAATACTGCACCACCTAATTGAGCAGCTGTAGCACCACCTGGTGACGTAGACTCAAACTTGCGTAACTCTTCTCGCTCGGCTTTGACCGCCTCTGGATAGCTGGGTTGCCCAGGAATCATTGACCTGAGACCCGCTAGAGCCTCTTCTCCAAATCCTAGAGTAGCACCTTGTAGTGCCTCTTTTAAGACAGGACCGCCTGGTATGGGTTTGACTTCTTTATTGTCCACTTGCAGCCCTTCTTATTTCGTTTTGGAAATATTGTGTAAATGGCATTCTGTTAGGGTTCAATACTAAGTCCTTTTCTGTTGAACCAGGTGCAAATAATGGATTGTTGTTCAAGTATCTATTCCAACTTTCTTCTGCACCCATCAATGTTTTGTTAGCAGAAAAATACCGCTCTAGGTATTCATTGTGGTCAACAGCACGTTTACCAACTTCTTTTGTGACGTTGATAATTTGTTGATTAGTCGCAGTAGGGTTAGATAAACTGATGCTAGACTTTTCAAACATCTTGCGTTCTGTGTCAGACAATGCACCCTCACCCTTGACATAGGCGTTTCTAGCCTGATTCTTGGCAATAGAGTCAAACCGTGCAGCGTCACTACTAAATGCAGTTTGCAACTCACCACCATACGGGATTCTGGCTAACCCACCTGTGGATATCCTTTTTAGAATGTCCTCGGCCTCGGTCATATCATTGATGGTGTTTCTAGCCTTGTTTGTGGCAGTCGCATTTGTAGCAAATTCTGTCTCTGCTTTAGCCAATTCTTTTAAATATGTTTGGCTTTTTAGTTTGTCAGTCAAACCTCTGTAAGGATTTTGTAAAGCAAGCGGAACGCCTAATTGATACACGCCATTGATATCAGGAGTACCTAGCTCTGATTCTTCTCCTCGTGACTTGGACTGTTTAGCCTCTGCTGCAATCTGGGCCAGCTGTACTCTAAGTTCTCGATCACGTTTCTTGTCTTCTTCTCTAGAAATGCGTGCTCTCTCTTTTTCGTCTAAATTAGCCTGTGCAATACGTTGTTTGTCCCGCATTTCTACCAGAGATTTAACCTTGTCATAGGCGTATGCTGGGCCATACTTCTCCATCGCATCCTTGATAAACGTGGCATTGTGCTGTGCAACTGTATCCCGCAAAGCAGCCATTCCAGCGTCTCTGTTTGTTTGATAAAGCTGTAAATCTTCTTGCATCTTCTTATTGAGAGAATCAATCGTCTTGTCTAAAGTCTTGATATTCTCGTCAAAGATGTCTTTTTCTTTCTTGTAAACGTCTGCACGGCCTTTCTGATGGCCTTCTAGCATCCCGTTCATGGCAGACATGGCAGCCTGAGCATTGCCCTTGGACTTGCCACCAATCATGAATCCCAGAAGATTAGTGACAGTAAAGAGAGTCCCTAAGTCTTGCACAGTTTCTTGTGTAGGAACAAACTTCATGTCTGCCCGTTCTTGTGTCTTCTGTCCTACTAGCGCACGGGTGGGGTCTTCTGCCATGCTCTTGGCATAGGTTTCAGCAACACCTTTCTCGCCCGCAGCCATCTCAGCAGAAGTCTTGGCCTGTTGTTCTGTCTGTGCCTTCTCCAACTCACCCTTGGCAGTGGCAGACTCCACCAACTGTTCGTCTAGACTTTTAGTTGGACTTGCAAGTGATCTTGTTGATTCTGCTTTTTTGGGTGCTAAATCCTGTGAGCCAAACGCCCCAAATGTGCCTGATCCTAATTTGCCTAGTGTGGTAGTCATGTTAACCCCTTATTGTTGCGGTGTAGGAGTTGTAGTTGTGCCACCAGGCAAACCACCAGCCAGTGTTCTAGCAATGTTCATGGCATAACTAGACGTGAGGTTGTTGACATACTGATCAGCCTGGACACCAGCTTGAATAGCACCTTGAGCAATCTTGTCACCCACAGACTGCAACTGGAGACCCAAATTGAGTTGACTGGTCAACAACTGCTGTTGTAGTGCGTTGATTTGGTTCTGGGCTTGCATACCGCCAACACCGCCTCTAGTCGCAATATTCTGCGCTGCCTGTGCCTGTGCAGCCTGAAGAACTTGTTGATTGGCGGGAGTGAGTTCACCCCGTTGTGAGGCTGCCAACAACTGCTGACCTTGCTGTTGATAAGGTGCTGCCTGTGCCTGTAATGCCTGTTGCGCTGCCTGACCTTGTGATTGTGCTGCCCTGACCTGAGATGCACCTAGAAGAGCCTCTAGACCGCTTATGCCTAGTTTAGCCTTGGTAGCATCTGACATACCGCCTGGTGCTGGTGCGCTTACTTCTGGCCCAGGTGCAGCAAGGGTTGATGCAGTTTTGCTTGTAATGTCGTAAGGAGAAGGACCAGATGGCGTTGTAATTGACGGTGTTACGTCAGACGGCAAGGCCAAACTAAGTTGACTAGGTGTCCCCAGTCTAATGCCTGGTTGACCTCCACCACCTCCCCCGCCAAACAAACTGTAATCTGATGGTGCAGCACTAACTGATGTTTCTACAGGTGCTGGTGCAGCAGAAATAGTGTCACCACCACCACGAGTTTCAGTAGAAATAGGTCCAATATCTGGTTGAACTTGTTGTCCTGTTTGTACAGGTTGATCAAATCCTAGAGTGTTTTCACCAGTAACATCAATAGGTTCAAACGAGGGAATACCCTCATCTGTGATGCGCCCAGAGCCACCTCTTTGCTTGAGAACCTCTGCCTCTTCTGGAGAAATGTAGGCCAGCATATGCCCTGGAGGAGCTTTCTTCTGGAGTAGACGTGCTATTTGTTTCACGTCTGTACCCATTTTGGTCAGGTTTTTAAGTGCTGTAGCCATTTATATCCCCAGTGCTGATGATAATGCCCCGTAATCAGGCGTGCCCTCGGCCTCGTCTTTTAACTTGAGTGAGGCTACGTTCCAGACAGGTTTTTGTTGCTGCCCTGATTCTACAGAAACACCCCCTCCACCGCCACCTAATCCCACGGTCTGACCCGCCAACGGTAAATTGCCACCAATATTTAGCGCACCCGCCAATGTCTTAGGCACATTACTTTCAACAAACACGTCAGGCTTGTAGGTTGGATAAGGTGTTTTCTCAGTAGATGGCCCACTAGGTGGTGTCACCACCTCACTAGGCACAGGCGTAGGGGTAGGTGGTGGTGTCACCGTGATAGATGGCGTAGGCGTAGGAGTAACACTAGGAGTAGGCGTTGGCGTTCCTGATGGTGTAGGCGTAGGTGTTGGACCAGATACAAACCCACCATAACTTCTAGTTGTGTTTGCAGTAGTGCCCGCTGGGGTTGTTGTAATTGACCCCGCACTAGGCAAGTTCAAGGCCGTAGACAATGTTGTTGTACTAGGACTGGTGCTGACGGTTGTGCTGGGCGTTGGTGTTGCACCAGCTGTTGCACCTGGTGTAGTGCCAGATGTTGTGGTTGTACTCGGTGTCTTTGTTGTATCTGGCGTGGTAATGTCAGCAGAAGTCTGACTGGTCACACTGCTAGGAATAACTGTATTAGTTGCACTGTTGTAGGCAATCGTCTGACCAGGCGTGAGCGGTGTTGTTGTAGAGACAGGAATAGGATTACCGTCTGCACCCACCACAAACGTGACACCAGTGGCTGGGTCTGAGCTGATTACTCTAGACGCAACAATAGTCACGGGTGGCAAAATAACATTAGGTACACCAGAAGGACTAATAAAGTCAGTGCCTGTTACCGCCTTGTATTCTGCTCTCAGTGAGTTATAACTAGGGTCTGTACCTGTAGGATCGTTAGCCAACTCCTGTGCCATTTGCGTCACAAACGTGGGCAAAGATGACGTGTAGGCATAGGTGTTGTAATACTCGTCTAGTGCTTTACCAGACTTGAGTGCGTTGATCATGTCCTGGCTAGTTTGACTAGCAACATTTGCAAGTGCAGACTTCTCTTCTGCGGACAAGCCTGGGTCTATAGGCGTTTTGTCGTAGAAAACAGGGTTGACTTTGGTGGGGTCTACCGTCAGGACCTTGATCGCCTTGAGTGCCTCTGGGTCTGTAGATGTTGTGCTGATAGCTCCTGTTGATGGGTTTACAGTAATAGGAATGTTGACAGCTGTACCATCTTGAGCAATATAGGTGGTAAACAGACCCGCAGCTGTTTGCGTAATCTGACCAGGCTGAAATCCACCTGGTGGCAATTCATTTAGTCCACCTGTTAAACTTGCAACAACAGTGGGTTTTGATAAATCTACAAATGGGGTTTCTGCAACTTGTGTTGTTGTTGTTGGTACTGGCGTGGGTGTCACCGCCTGACTTGTATCAACTTGTGAAACATTTGTGGTGTCAACTGGCAATGCAGAGGGTTTAGTAGCACCCGCAGCAGCTCCTTCTAGACCAGTTAAGACATTACCACCCGCCTGAGTTGCACCGCCTACATAACCGCCCAATACGTTTGCAGTTGTAGGGCCAGCACCCAAGGCTTGTGTGCCCGTAGCAGTACCCGCAGCGGCTGCACCAGAGGCAATGTTGTTGAGAATGTCGGCAATGCTACCGCCTTTAATAGCCGTGGCTGCACCTGATCCAGCAGCAGAACCCGCAATGTTGGCTAGTGCTTGTTGATTAACGTCTGGTTGTGCCCCAGCCACACTTGTAGCAGTAGCACCAGAAATGTAACTACCCGCACCAGAAGACAGAGCAGCGGTAGCAATTTGGTCTACATTTGCACCGTTAGCAGCTGCCACCGCAGCACTAGACACCGCAGCAGTAGCGGGTGCACCTATGGTTGTGGCTAAATCTAAACCTTCTGGACCTAGTGCAGCAGTCACCGCAATGGTCTCAATAATGGGTAAAGGGTTTTGTATAGCAGTCGTGACAATGGTGTTGACATCATTGGCAACGGTATTGACAACATTTCCAACATCAGAAACAACAGTATTAACAACATTACTCATGTTATACCTCCACCACTGCAGCCATTTGACCACCAGGCATAGGCATCAATTTGTATTGCAAACCAGCCATTTTGAGGACTTTCTCAATTTGTGGGTTGCTAATGTCAAACCGCCCTCTTTTGAACTTAGCCACCTTCATGGCCTGTGCAAATTGTTTCACGCTCTTGACCAAATCACGAGGAGTATCTGCCGTGTCTAGCGCAACATCTACATTGCCGTTGCCTAAGTTGTAATAGGAAAACAACGAGTTATTTGCACGCATTACCCTGAATTTGGGGTCTTCTTTTACCAGGCGTGTCATGGCAGCATAAGTACGTTTAGGGTCTTGTTTAGACCCTTGCATACTCTTTTCTAGTATCTGTATAGGTTCAAGTCTTGTAGCCATTACTGCACCTTCAGACGTTGAGCAATTTGCTGGTGAATGTCCTGATGAACCCCAATCCAGTCATAGAAGTCATCTTCCACATTCCAGTCCGCATCTAGCAGTTGGAAAGGGTTGGCTAGGTTCAGTATCTTTGCTAGTGATTCGTGCATCTGGTTGTGAATCAGTAGCCAGTCATCGAGGTTGTCAGGGTTGGCCTCTTCTATAGGGTAGAAAGGCGTAGCAATGTTGTTGCGGTTTAGGGTTTGCCAAAATAGCCTGTGTTGCTGAAAGTTCTCAAACACGAGCCTGGAAAGTCCCTCCACGTCACCAAACTGTACATAGGCTAAATCGTTCTGGTTAATTTTATCTTCTCCTAAAGTTATCTCTAATTAAGAGATATGTCTTTATGACAGTGTAAATTAACGTAGCCAACAACACTAGAGTGGACAGTGTAATGTGCCCCACCACCGTCCCTACCCACATAATGAGTAAGTCTAGGAGTGATAGGTTGTTGTTGTCATCGTTCATCTTAAACAGCGTAGTAGGGCACTTTTACTACTGTGCCGTTGAGGTCAAAATCTATATAACCAGCTGGTACTAACAATAGGCTTGAATTAGCAAAAGTAGCACTAGCAGCAGTGGTAGCAGCCACATTAGTAGTCGTAACATTGATTGTTCCTCCTGTGATGGTGACATTGCCACTAGACAACGAGGGAATAGTTACCGCATTAGTAGAGGCAACTGTGATGGCATCTGTTGTTGCATTGTTAGCAACAATGTGAATAGCATTTGCAGTGATCGTGCCAATGTACAAATCAGAAGAACCAGAATACAAATACGGTGCGTTGGGTTTATAGAATGCACCTGTACCCGTGTACTGGCTAGATGTCATACCAAAATCAGCATAGGCAGACCCTGTGTCATTAACCACCACAAAATCACTAGACGCATTTGTTCCACTACTTGTGTTTTGTAAAACAATTTGCACATAGTTATTAGAACTATTTGCGTAAGATGCAATAATTCCTACATCTGAATATCCAAGAGTTCCATAGGAAAATGCACCCGCTGTGACGTTTGCATAGATGTTTGCAGTTGCAATCTGATTTTGAGCGGTGACATTGGTAAATGTTGCATTACCACTTTGTATGGTGACGTTGGCTAAAGTGACGTTGCCTAGCGTAGTCACCGTGCTACCTAGTGCCACCACAGTGTTGCCTATGGTTGCACTGTTGGCAGAGAGGTTTGCAGAAGGAAACGTACCGCTCTGAATAGTGACGTTGGCTAGAGTAAGGTTGGAAAGGTTAGCAGTTGTGCTGCCTAGTGCAATCGTGGTGTTGCCAATAATGACGTTGCTATTGGCTAGTCCAGAATTAGGAATGGTCAAAGATGCAATGACGTTGGCAGTATTGTTGGCGTAGAGATAACCTGTTGCCGTTGTGATAGACACATTTGCAAAAGACTCTGTAGTGCCTCCCAATACCTTTTCCCAAACTGTGCCGTTAAATATAGCCCAGTCCCCGACAGACCATGATGAAATGCCATCTAATGTGGTTGTTCCAGCAACGGAAACCACATAGTAACCATTCTTAGTACCAGTGCCAGAAACAAGCGTAGGCGAGTTTGTATTGGCATTCCATGTGCCTAAATAATTTAACTGCCCAGTTGTTCCACCGCCACTAGATACCGTTTTTAACATGATTAGTCCCCATCTCCAGGAGTAATGTAAATAGTTGCAGTGCTTGATGTTGCGTTTGCGGTGAAGTAAGCATTGGGTGCAAACGTGATGATTTCATCCGTACCAGGCAACAAAGGCAAACAATTACTCTGTGTAGTCGATGGTATGACTCCACCAGCAGCTGCAATGGCAGATGTTTGTCCAAATCCAAGTATCACCACTTGCGAACCAGAATTTATGATTCTGTATTGGTTACTACCCAAAGTGGCAGAAGGCACTTGCACAGGTGCGGGTGCAGTAGTAGAAGCTGTAATGACTACAGTGTTACCAGACGGGGCAAATGGTGCTGATACGGACATTTAAGCACTCCAAGGAAGAGGTTCTATTACAGGCAAAACTGGAGGTGTTTCCAAGTTATTTATTTGACCTTGTACATTGGCCTCAAAGTTAGCAACACCTGTTTCACCCAAAGATTCTTGCACCCAACCAATAACTGTAGCTTGAGTGAGCTGTGCGTAAGGCACAAATCCTGATTGAGCTTCATTTACAGGGTATTGAGTATTGCCTTGAATACTGGCAGTTTGAGTGCCATCAGTACCTGTTAAAGTCCAATTTACATTAACAACGTAACCAGCGTTTGTTCCACTAGGCCATTGTTGCATTGATTGAATTGTCCAAGTCCATTGATTTACTTGTGCCATTTTAAACTCCTACTTTTGCTTGCAAAGCCGTGATGGTTGCTTGCATGGATGTAATTGTTGCCGCTTGTGTTGTAATAAGAGTGTTGAGTTCTTTTATTGCGTTGACCATGTGATAAGTTACATTATCAATGTTTACAGACATAACGCCTGTTGATTCTGTTTTAACGCAATCGGGTAAAACTTCTGCAAGCTCTTGAGCAATAAAACCAAGTTGCACACCACTTTTTGTAATGGCATCTGTGGGTTTTAGACTTGAATCAACTTCTTCGGGTAAACGATATTCAAAGTTGCGAACCCTAAGTTGAATAATATTAGCAAGACCAACTGTATTGTCTACAATGTTTTTCTTGAGACGTTGATCTGAAGTTGTTGCAAAAGATGATGTATTTGCCCCGTTATAAGTGTTACCACCATTTCCAGTAATAAATGCAGTGCTTGAACCTTTACCAACAGCGCCGCCTCCATTATATCCACCAGCGATAACTAAATTATCTGTATCGGTTGCTGAACTTCCACGAACACGAAAACCAATGTAAGTATTATAGTTACCACCTGTTGTGTTATAACCAGCAATGTTTCCAATAAAAATAGAATTATCACAAGCGGCAGAATATCCAGCTTGATAACCAAGAGCAACAGAACCGCTATTTCCACTATTAGAATATAGTGCTTGATAACCAACTGCCGCCATATACCCCCCATTATTATTGGTGTATAAAGCCTGATAACCAATTCCTACGTTGTAATTATTTCCATTTGAATTTAACGCCTGATAGCCTAAAGCAGTTGTATAACTTCCTGACGAAACTGTGCTTCCATAAACAGTCCCCAAAGAAGTAGGAGTAGCAGCAGAGCCACCAGCTTGAGAAATCCATGTTGTACCGTTACTGGTTAAAACATTACCAGACGTGCCTGGTGAAACAATTTGAACAGAACTTGTGCCATTACCTAAAATAACATTATTAGCAGTAATGCTTGTTAATCCTGTTCCACCTTCTGCGGGTGTAATTGCAGTAGAAACACTAGAAATAGTTGCATTTGTAAGCGTTACATTTCCAAGAGTGCTTACAGATGAACCTAGTGCAACAGCCGTGTTACCAATAGTAACAGAACTGTTGGACAAGTAATTGTTGGGGAATGTACTTGCAACGCTACTGATCGTGGTGTTTGTCAAAGTCACATTACCAAAAGATGTGACAGTTGAACCCAACGCAACAGATGTATTACCAACAGTAACGCTACTGTTTGACAAATAGTTATTAGGAAACGTACTTGCAACACTGCTGATGGTGACGTTAGAGAACGTGGTATTTCCTGATACTGTACCGCCAGTGATAGACACGTTTGCTAGTGACACCGAGCCATTACCCAGACCATTCACCGCATTGTAAACAGTGCTGAAATCACTGTCCAAATTGGTCAGCGGGATAGCAGTGGTTGCCGTTCCAAACGTATAGGGAACTGTAATTGGTAATGCCATGTTAGAACCTCACTCTTAATTCATGTTCAAACTCAAATGTGTTCACAATAAACCCAGCAGAATTACTGGTTTGCGTTAATCCTAAATACTTACCGTACTGCTCTGCGTCTGATTTGTACAAATAGTACCCGCTAACATTTGTCCAAATTATCGTTTGAGATAGGTAATTTGTCCAACCGATAGTCGTTCCAGCCGTGTTTGTCCAGGTAACCGTGTTAGAAAGGGTGTAAGACGGGCTAGAACCGCTTTCTGAGTCCACGGTGACATTCAGGTTGCCACCTTGCGCTAAAGTCGCTTCTACAGCGAATTTGAGGGCTTGTTTTGTCCTGATGGGGTCACCCATCTCATTGAGTGCAGTCTGGATGTACGAACTGATCGGACTGGTTGTATCGTTGTACAACAGTTTTAATACTTTGTTGTTATCTGTGCCATACAGTCTAACCTTACCGCCAAAAGGCACAGAGGTCACATACTGGATGTTGCCCTGGCTAGACACAAACCACTTCTTCTCAAAGAAAATACACTGTATGTACCGTGATCCAGATGGTCCAATCGGGAAAGAACTGTTCACATAGAAGTTAAACACCGCACAAAGGATGTTGTTGAGCAGTGTTTGACCAGCTGTGACAGGCTTAGTGAAGTCAATATAGGGAAAAATACCGTCTAGAGGGTCAGAAATCTTGGTGGTTGTTGAACCAACCAGGGCATAAATACCGTAGTCATTCATGAACAAGACTGACCTGAAATAGGGGAAAATGGCGTAAATGCGTTTAGTACCGATAGACGCACTCACGTTGGTGTTGGTGAACACCGTAGCCCCTGTGGAGGTCACTTGCAAATCCGAGAACACGTTGATGCTATCGTCTCCGAAAACATACAAGAAGTTATTGGCAGACAAGAGTCCTTGAATGTTGCCGTGCAAGGTGCTGTCCTGAATGTTGAACGCTACAGCAGATACAGAAGTGAAATCTGTGGGGCTTGTGGAGGCAGACGCATAAACCGTGCGCCCCTGTGCCACCCAAACTCTGTTGGAGAAGGTAGCCAAGTCCACTATGGGGTTTAGCTGCACAGTCGCAACAAGGTTTGCACCCGTGCCAGTCCCACCTGAGACCGCCACAGACGGTGCAGAGGTATAACCAGAGCCAGGATTGTTCATAATGACCTGGCTAACCACGTTTCCAGAAATGATGGCGGTTGCATTTGCGTTTGTGCCCCCGCCACCCGTGATGGTGACTGCCAGGTTGCCGTACTGACCGTAACCTGTTCCCCCATTGGTGACCTGAATGGACACCACGCCTGTGGCAAAAGTGACGAGCTGGGCTAGAGCAGTCGCATTTGACCCGCCACCACCAGAAATAGTGACACTAGGCTGAGACGTGTACCCGCTACCCGCATTTGTCAGCGTGATGGCGTTCACAATACCCGTAGAAAGTGATGCATTTGCAGTTGCACTAGACCCACCACCTCCAGTAATGCTAACCGTTGGCGGGTTAAGGTAGCCAGAACCAGGCGTGACCACAGAAATAGCCACCACATTACCGCCAGAGATGGTGGCTGCAGCCGTAGCCGTACTTCCACCCGTCACATCAGGTGTAGAAAGGGTCACCGTGGGCACAGACGTGTAACCTGATCCACCCGTTAAAACTTGTATGCTCTGCACCCCGCCAGAACCCGTGGTAATCGAGGCCACAGCTGTTGCCCGTGTACCGTTGGCATTGTTGGGGGAAGAAATAGTGACGTTGGGGGCAGACG